TAAATGAACAGCAACAGCAGTTATTTTTGAGTATCTTAAAGGAATACCCGGTTTTTGCGGAGACGTTCTTAAAGATTCGTACAAAAGATGGGGCTATTAGGCCTTTTTTGTTGAATAAACCACAGAGATTTCTGCATGAATCGATAGAGAATCAGCTAAAAACCACCGGTATGGTCAGGAAGATAATACTAAAGTCCCGGCAACAGGGCTGTAGTACCTATATTGGGGGCAGATTTTACAAGAATACAGCGTACCAACCGGGGAAAAAGTGCTACATTTTGACGCATGAACAGTCGGCTACGGACAATTTGTTCAATATGGTGAAGCATTACCACGAGAACATTCCCGAGGAGCTTAGGCCAACGTTGGGGAATTCGAATGCGAAAGAATTAGTGTTTTCGGAGCTGAATTCTGGGTATAAGGTGGCAACGGCGGGTAATAGAGGAGCCGGTAGGTCAGATACTTCACAATTTGTTCACGCTTGTATTGCGGCAGGCACTGAGTTGATAGATGGGGCAACCGGTGGGTTGAGGGATATAAAGGATGTTAATGTAGGCGATGCGGTAGTGACGCACAACGGCCATCTCGCTATCGTTACTGTGAAATCTAGCACGGTTAAGGATTGTTTGAGCATAACGGTTAAGACGGTAAACGGCTATCCGTTCGTAGCGAGCTACGAGCACGAGGTATTCACTGCCAGGGGGTGGGTAGAAGCTAGAGATTTAGTTGCGGGAGATAAGATTGGGTACCCGATACGGCAGTCGGAGGTGTCTCTCACGGAGCTTCCGCTCAAGATGCCAGATAACAGACTACCCGGTAGAGGCGGGAAGGTTGAAAAATGCGATGATACCATAGCGTTGGATTACGATTTTGGCAGGTTGGTCGGTGTGTATTTGGCAGATGGGTCGTTGAAAGTGCAGAGTAACGGCTTCACGGGGCAGTGTTGCGCTATCACAATCGCCGATGATGTGGATGAATTACCGAGGATAATTAGCTGGTTCGAGAAGTATAAGGGGCGGTGGTTCACAAGCATGAGCTTCCAGAAGATGAACGGCAAGAGCAGAACTAGGGAGGTGGTTCTTTACGGTAAATCCTTGGCGTGTTGTATGGGGGGTTTCGTAGGGGAAAAAACCGGTAAGCAACTGCCTTTTGCTTGGTGGACCATGCCTAGGGAATTTTTAACTGGGATACTGCACGGGTACCTGTCTGGTGATGGGTATTACCGCCTAGAGGACAACGGTAGCCGTAGTTATAGCTGCGGTAGCGTGCTATCTACTTTGACATTAGGTATGCGCGATTTGATGGCGTTCTTGGGGTACGGTTGGGCGACGCTCAGTCGCAGAGAGGCGGGCGTTAGGTATGGTAGAAACGAGCAGGAGCAATTCTTACTTAAACTAAACGGCGCGGGATCTACAAGACTAAATGAAGATATAAAGGCGGGGAATCGGAATCCTGAGAAATCAGCCGACAATAGTCAGAAGGTTGATCTGATAAATGGACATTATTGGTTGCCAATCGTAGACATACAACCGGTAGGAACACGAGATGTATATGATTTAGAAGTATGTCATGAAGATCACTCTTACTGCCTTGTTAATGGGGCTGTGAGCAATTCGGAAACAGCTTACTGGCCGAGTGGTGAGGAGCACATAGCTGGTTTGATGCAAACGGTTCCGAGTGCTCCAGGTACCGAGATTCTGGTAGAGAGCACGGCGAATGGTATAGGCAACATTTATCATGAGTTATGGGAGAAGGCGGTGGCGAAGCGCGGAGGCTGGGAGGCAGTATTCATTCCGTGGACTTGGCAGGAGGAGTATGCGTTAAGCGAGGCCAGGGCTTCTATATTAGGGGTGTCTTTACAACCGGAGGATAGGGAGTACGCAGAGATCCATAACCTACCGGTGGAGCGTTCTTTATGGAGACGTTTCAAGATCGATGAGATGGGGCAGGAGGTGTTATTCAGAAGAGAGTACCCTACTACGCCGAATGAGGCATTCGATAGCTCTAATGAGATGAGTTTCATGAGTCCTAGCGACGTTAATCGGGCTAGGAAGGTTGCAGTTACGTTACAAGAAAACGGTCACGCGCCTACTATATTAGGTGTAGATCCGGCCAGATCGGGTATGGATGCGACATGTATCGTTTTAAGGAGAGGTAGGTATTCTGAGAAGTTGGCGAAGGTTAATGGCGTGGATACGATGGGCGTGGTGGGCATTATATTGCGGCATATTCAGAAGTATCAGCCGCATGCTGTGTTTATCGATCAGGGTGGCATTGGCGCGGGTATCGTGGATCGATTAAGGGAGTTGGGTTACGTGATTGTTAGGGGTGTGGATTTCGGAGGTTCGCCGTTGAACGATAAGAAATACACGAACAAGCGCAATGAGATGTGGGGCATGATGAAGGAGTGGATATTGGATCAGCCAGCGAAGATTCCTGACGATGATAGCTTACACACGGACCTAACCGGTATAAACATTTCAAAATATGATAGCCACAATAGGGCGGTTTTGGAGTCGAAGGATGATTTCAAGAAGCGTTTCCATAGGTCGCCAGATACTGGTGATGCGTTGGCCTTGACATTTGCATTCCCGGTTATCGATTATGATCAGGAGCGCAGGATGTTGCGGGCGTCTATGGGTGAAGAGCATGAGTTTGACGATATTCGTATAAGTGTCCCAGGAATGGGTTATTAGGTTGTTGACACACGTAGATAATTGCCATATCCTATGAGAAAGGTATTGATTTCTATAACTTTCTCACGGGAAATGGCAAATGGCTACAAGAGTCCCCACAATTACTCAGGGAGAAGTAGATAACTCTCTGACGTATGTAACATGGTCCGGCCTATTAAATGGCGACGATGGCACACCGGTGCGCGGCGCGGAATGGGCGGATAGATCTATTCATTTTTTAGGCACATTCGGGGTAGGCGGGTCAATTTCCCTAGAAGGTACTAACGAAGCAACACCAACAAATTGGATCGTTTTGACAGATCCGCAAGGCAACGCAATCACAAAAACAGCACCAGGCATAGAACAAGTGTTAGAAGTAACACGGTGGATACGCGTGCGCGTAACCGCAGGTGACGGGACAACCGACATCACGGCCATCGTTCTAGCACGTCGTGCAAATAGTTTGAGAACATAGCAAACAAGCGCTATTCACGAATAAGTTATAATCTAGAGTCACAATCATTTCTTCCAAATACACACCGGTGGAGACATAGATGAGTAAAGCAGAAACCGTGGCGGATGCCATAACCCGTATAGTGAAGCAGAATGAGTTGCTTACTTATGCGGCAGAATTATTGAAAACGTTTGGTTCACTAGAGAACGCGGTAACAGAAAAAGAGCGTCAAGTGGAGCAGATTAAGGCGTCGTATGAGCAGCTCAAGACTGAGCACGACGCATTCGAAACGGCCCTTATAGAGGCCAAGTCGAGTGCGTTGGCGGAGCTCAATGCGGCTAAACAAGAAGCTAATGGCGTCGTGGCCAAGGCTAAGGCTAAAGCTAGGGATCTGTACGAACAAGCCGACGAGATTTATAGAGCCCGAGTAGAGGAGGCCAATAACGCGGCGCTTAATCAGGTTAGTGAGCATGAGTCTAGGCTGAAAGGTTTACGTGAGGTAATCCTGGAGAAAGAGGCGCACATAGCTAGCTTGGATACGGCTATCGTTGAGGCTACCAAAGAGGTAGATACCTTAGAGAAAAAACTAGAGAAAGTGCGCGAGAACATCGCCAAACTTGCTGCGGCATAAGGAGATAGATAATGTCAATGGGTGATACGTTCGAGAACGATATTCTCAAGTTAATTTTTAATGCGACGGCTATTGCTAATATAGCTGACAACGCAGCAGCTTCTCCTTTAGCGAACTTGTTCGTGGCGTTGCATACGGCGGATCCAGGCGAAGCGGGTAATCAAAGTACCAGTGAGATTGCTTACACATCATACGGTAGAGCCACCGTCCCTAGAACATCCGGTGGATGGACGGTATCTGGAAGCACCGTAAACCCTACAGCGAACATAACGTTTGCGGCGGGTACTGGTGGTTCAGGCACAGCGACACACGCATCGATTGGCGTAGCAGTGTCAGGTGCTACGAAGATCCTGTACAAAGGCGCGATTACTCCGAACATTGTTTGTGGTTCTGGCGTAACACCGGTGTTAACAACAACATCTTCTATTACACAAGACTAGATGACAATAGCTACGCTCGATGACGCCATACTTGGCGTCAAGCCAACGCAGTATTATTTTAAGGCAGTGTCCGGTACACTAGTAGCGGCTAGGCCATTTAGTCCGTTTTACACAGCCGGTATTCCAGGACCAGCGGTTGCTCCGACACCAGGGTTGGCAGGCGCGGCTCTTACTAGTTATGCGGGGCAAATACCGTTCCCGGCAGCAGTAGGCGGGGACACGATTCATCTAGCTGGGTTTTGGGCGAGCACAGGTGCACAGACAGGAACGTTCTTATTATGTGATCGATTGTGGCATAACTCAGGCATAAACATAACCTTAAACACGGCGCAGACTATTAACTCCGTGACGCTACCGGCGAGAGATAACACCGGTACTACAGATGGGGCGGGTGTCTATGCGGGCGTGGAGATAAGCACCGCCACGGGCGTGGGTACGCCGACAATAAATCTATCTTACACTAATCAGGCAGGCACAGCCGGTAGAGCCTCGTCTAACTCAGTGTTGACTGTGGCTAGTAGTGCTATAGGAACTTTTTACCCTATAGGTTTGCAAGCAGGTGACACAGGAATACGCTCCATACAGACGTATACACAGACCGCTACCTGGACATCAGGTACGTTGCATCTTGTTATGTATAGGATATTGGCCAGAGTAGAATGCCCAATAGCAGCAGCGGGTGAGCAATTGACATTGCTGACGTCTGGATTGCCTAGGTTGTACGATAACACGGTCCCGTTTATTATATTCATACCTAACACTACGACTACTACAACGATTGCAGCAGGTGCTACGTTTACACAGAATTAATAATGACGCTATATAAATATGATGAAAGTGGATGGTACGTAGGGGAATTGTTAGAGGGTATAAGCGACACGTCGCGTACCACGGACAAAGTTCCGCCTATATCGAGTGTTTCTGAAGAAGAGGGGCTGCGCTCGATATATTTCAACGATCAGTGGAACATATTGCCATACATCCCACCGGTTGATCCGCCAGCGGATTCGGGCGGCGCATATACACTAGAAGACTTGAAGTCTTTGAAGATACAGGAATTAAGCAGCATACTATTGGTGAAGTTGCATGAGCCTATAACCGTAGGCGGCGTTACGTATACTACTAGCGCGAGCATGCGCGAGAAATTTCTGGGCTTATCCGTATTATCTGAACCACCGGTTGATGCGTTCTTGTTGGACGCGAATGATTCGGTTGTTCCAATAACATCGATAGCAGATATAAAAGCCGTTGTGTTGGCGATTGCTAATAGAGAAGTGGCGCTATATAAAGTATTCATGCAGCTATCACATACGGTGGATGCGTGTACCACATCAGAAGCAGTTGAGGCCGTAACATGGCCATAACAACACTAGCCGGGATTAGAGCCGGCACGGTAAAACCGACCAGATACATGAAGAACGCTGCATTTAACACTTTAGCCGCGCACAGACATCAGTCAAGTTTCTACTTAGTTGGTGGTGATCCGGCGGCAGCGGCGGCCCCAGCACCAGGTTTGGCGGGTGCGGCGTTGACTTCATACGCCGGTCAGATACTCGTTCCATCGGCTAGTAATACCACATACCTATCTAATTTTTCGGCGTATGACGGGCCGTCTGGAACTGCAAGAGGGCAGATGCTCCTGTGTGATAGACTGTGGCACAACTCCGGTATAAACATAACCTTAAACACGGCGCAGACTATTAACTCCGTGGCATGGCCAGCTAGAGATATTAATAATTCCACGAATGGCGATGGCGTATTCATAGGCGTGGAAGTTAGAGTGGCCACGGGCGCCGGCACGCCCACATTGACGCTATCATATAC